TTAAAAGTGGAGTGTCCTAGTTTATACACTAATGATATAAAAGACTTATATATTCACGGAAACAACAAAAGCGTGCGTGCCAATGCTAATGAGCAAAAATTAAAATTAAGCAATCCATTTACTACATTTATAGCTAGTGGTTCGTCACCCGTCCCATTCAATACAACTATTAATTTCTCAAACGATTTTTTAACTACAAATAAGTATGTAGTAGGCATCGGATTTACTGTTAAGGAAATTAAGCTATCTATTATTTTAACTAACGTAGAGGAACACACATCGACCGACAAAGAAACAGAATGTACATTTAGAATAAAAGACGCTTCAAATAATAATATAGTTGCCGTAAAAACAGAAAAAGTAAAAGAAAAAACTATACAAGCCGAAATTATAATACCAATTGGGTTATTTTTAACAGGCTATTTTACATACTATCTTACAATAGAGTTTAATAATTCTGTAACTTTTTTTGATTCAAATTTAACAATAGGGAAAAAAGGAGACTATCTTAATGTTTCTTTTGAGTCGAATCCCGAGTTGTCATTTCATAACATGAACCTAACGAATAAATTTTATTCGATGGATATTTTTAAAATGTTACCAAAAATGAAGGTGGCAGATTTCTTAACTTCTTTTTTTAAAACATTTAATATAAGTGTATTTGAAGACTATGTAGGAGACCATTCCATGCAATGGTTAACGCCAAAAGATGTTAGAACTGTAGGTAAATCTTATTCAAGAGCGACTGTTGACTATACGCCTTATACTAATATTTCAGACAATGTAAAGTCCACCAGTTCAGATTATAATTACTTCGACTTAAAACATTTAAAATCAAAATACAGAAGTAATAATGATTATTTTGAACAGTTTGGTGTTGAGTACGGGGAGGCGGTTTACCCAGCTATTAAACCTGAAAAGCCTGTCCCTTTTTTAATTCAAACGGGTTTCTCAATAGTACCACCAGTATATATTGCAGGTACTTTAATACCCACGTTTTATGGATTTGGAAAAGATACGCCTAATGTTATAGATACAGGAGAGAGCCGCTATAAACCCAATTATGATGAGCCAACGTTATTTTATTCGCATGGAATACAGCCTTTAGGTGCTACGTTTGGTATTCAAAGTATGAATATGGCTGGCTATCTTTTTAAAGAAAATATAAATAGTTATATTCCAGCCCTACCATATAACAAACAAAATCAATCATTAGCATTCAGTACTATTATTTTTAATAATGTACAGTACGAAGCTAGTCTATTTTATCAATATTACACTATTCAAATAGTTAGAATGTTAGATCCTAATGTTTTAACAAACACATTTACCTGTGTATTGCCTCCTAACGAAATATATGTGAATAAATCAAATCAAAACCAAGGCGGAGGATTAACTCCTACTGGTTTCAGATTGCAAAATGAAATTATTATAGGGGAAACGCTATATTCTATTTTAGACTCTACAATAGACATAACCACAGGGAAAACAAAATTAACTTTATTAAATTACTAAAAGATGTCAGAAGATTTAAAGTCGATAAAAATAAATTATAGTACTAATGCCAAAGAAGTATCTAGTGAAGTAGATAAATTAACTGAATCTATTGACGATACAACAGAGGCGTCTAGTAAAAATAATTCCGAAACAAAAAAACAGGAAGAAAATATAAAGTCTTTCAAAACACAAATAAGGGAAGCTACGCAGGAGTTAATGAAAATGTCAGCTACCTATGGAGAAACCTCGAAAGAAGCTGTTACTGCCGCTAAAAAAGTAGCTGACTTAAAAGACCAAATGGGATTCGCTGCTGACTTAGTAGATAAATTCAATCCCGACCAAAAGTTTAAAGCTTTAGGCGCAGCAACACAGCTAGCATCTACAGCTATGAGTGGAGCTGTTAGTGGCATGGCTTTATTTGGCGACCAGTCCGAAGATACAGAAAAAGCATTATTAAAAGTACAGGCTGCAATGGCATTTAGCCAAGCTATTAGTGGTCTTTCAGATTTGGGCGACCAATGGGAAACTTTAAAAACGGTAGTTTCTCAAAATACGATACTTACAAAAGCTAACGGTGTAGCTACAATGGTTACTACTGGAATAATGAAATTAATGGGTAAAGAAGTAGATAGTAGTTCCACTTCTTTCAAAGGACTTAAAATGGCAATTACCGCCACAGGTATAGGGTTGTTAGTTACAGGTCTAGCTTTATTGATAAATAATTTTGATTCCGTTAAAAAAGTAGTATTAAACCTTGTTCCGGGACTTGCGCAAGTAGGCGACTTTATAATGGGTATTGTCAATTCTGTAACTGACTTTATAGGCGTAACAAGCGAAGCGGATAGAGCGTTGGATAGGCTAAAAGCGAATGCAGATGCTTCCATTGCATTGAATAAAAAATTTATTGCGGAACATGGCAGCCAAATTGATGAGTTTACAAAGCAAAAAATAGACGCTAAAAATAAATACAATGAAGCCTTAAAAGAAGACGGCGCAAATCAGGTAGCCTTGGGCGAGGAATTGAATAGAGAGCTTGCGAAAATTGAATATAGCAGGGGTGACAAAGCCCGTGAGATACAAGCGGAAGAGGCTAAAAAAGCAGAAGAAGAAAGAAAAAAAGAAAGAGATAAATTATTAGCTGAAAAAGAAAAAGAGAAACAAGACCTTTTAAAAGCGAAGCAGGATTTAGCAAGCGATTTAGCCGAAAAAGAAGGCGAGATGTTACGTGAAATTCAAGACTTAAAAGATAAAACAGACCTAGAAAAGCTCGACAGAAGAATGCAACGAGATTTAGAAGAAATCGAAGCATTAAGATTAAGAGGAGCTAATGTTTCTAACTTACTTGCATTACAAGAAGAAGAACGTTTTACACTTCAGCAAGAACTTGACGCTAAAAATAAAGAAGCGGAAGACGAAAAAAACGCACAGAAATTAGAAGACAGACGTGCTTTTGATGAGCAGTACTACGCAGGGCTTCGTGAGTATTCCGAAGCAAATAACGAAGCGGAAATAGAGGAGGTTTATAACCACAAAATGGCTTTGTTAGCGCAGGAAGAAGAGCTAGCTGCTTTGAAAATAGAAGCGGATGGGGGTACAGAAGAAGAAAAGCTTGAAAAAAGAAAACAGTTAAAAGATTATTACGATACGCAAGAGGTAGACGCTGAAAAAGCTAAAAACGAAGCCATTGTAAATAACAAAAAAGCTTTAAACAATTCTCTTTCTTCGATTGCTCAAAGTGCAATCGGGATAGCTAAAGAATTTGCAGGGAAGAATAAAAAAGCGCAAAAAGGAATATTAATTGCCGAAAACGCAGTAGCATTGGCTTCTGTAATTATAAATACAGCCAAAGGGGTTTCCGTAGCAATGGGTAAAGGAGTCGCTGGTATTCCCGAAGCTGTTGCGGTTGGTCTAGCTGGAACATTAAGCACGGTAAAAATTGTACAGGCTACAGCAAAAGGATTAAAAGAATTGGGTGGCGGAGAAGGTGGCGGTGGAGGAGGAGATACTGGGGGTGCAACATCGATACCCAGCGCTACTTCTTCGGCTCCACAAGTAGGATTCCAAGCGAGTAGTGAAAGTCAAATCGGAAATACTTTAGCGCAAAACACAAATCAGTCAGCAGTAGTAAAAGCGTATGTTGTTAGTTCAGAAATGAGTACAGCGCAAGAAGTTGACAGAAATAAAACCGAAGGTAATTCTTTTTAATAAAAAAAACATTATATTTGTAGTGAAAAAATAAGCTATATGAAGATGTATAGTACCCATATAATTAACAAGTCCTACTCGAAAACATTCGAGCAGGACTTTTTTTGTATAAAAATATGAAAACATACGAGCTAGTATTTGATGAAAGTCTAGGAGGTGTTACTAGGATTTCAATGGTAAAAGACCCAGCTGTAGAGGCTAAATTAATTAAATTTTCAACAGAAGAAAAGAAACCTTTATTTTTCGCAAACGAAGAAAAAAGAATTATTTATGCTGTTGCATTGCGCCCAAATAAATTAATCTTTAGAAATGATGTCAGTGATGTAGTAGGGGTTAAAGAGCCAGCTAATGTGTTTTATACAAAAGAAACAGCGTCTATTTTATTGCAACAGTATTTTAAAAACAACTACAATAAACATACTAATATTAACCACGAAGACAATAACATTGATGGAGTTTACCCGTTTGAAGCGTGGCAAGTTGAAAATCCTGAAATTGATAAAAGCAAGCATTTAGGTTTAGAAACATTTGAAGGCGATGTAGTGATGGCTTTTAAAGTTGAAAACGATAATGTATGGAAAGAAGTAAAAGAAGGCAATATAGATGGTCTTTCAATAGAAGCCTATCTAATGCATAAAGAAAGTAATTTTAAATTTAATACAAATATGAACAAAAAAGAAAAGAATGCGGAAACCCTTTGGAATATGCTAACATCTTTTTTCTCTAAAGAAGAAAGAATGGCTAGTGAGTTCCCCGAGGTTGCGTCTGGCTTCTTTGCCGAGTCTTTAGATATTGGAACGTTGGTGACGGATGCCGAAGGCAATCCTGCTAAAAATGCTTCTTTTGAAGTTGACGGAGTTAAGTATGAAACAGATGCAGATGGTAAACTAATGGAGGTCGCCAAAAAAGAAGAGGATGCAGTTGTTGAAGAAGAGATGGAGGCTGATACTTCACCTGATTTGGCAAAAGAAAACGAATCTTTAAAAGCTAAAGTTACCGAATTAGAAACGGAACTGAATAAACTAAAAGCTGAAAAAGTAAAAGCAGAAGCGGATTTGGTTACAATGGCAAAAGAAGTAATGGCTAAAAAAGATGTGGATGTTCCAGTCAAATCTTATTCAGAAATGACAAATAAAGAAAAAGTACAATTTAATCGTCAAGGCGGTATTTAATAATTTAAAACAAAAAAATTATGGCAATAACTTATACAGGTACAAAAGTTGCACAATCCGAGTACACAGATATTATACAAGAAGTATATTCAGACTCTCCTACATTTAGAGGAGAAACAATCGAAATCGTAGAAGGACATAAATCGGGAATGGATATTTACGAAAGTTCCGCAGAAGTAACTTTTACAGATGCTAATTACGGACAAGTAACGGCTGATAATGTCGCTTTAAAAGCTCAAAAATCAACGGTAAATCTTAAAACATTTAATGTTGAAGGAATTATTGATGAAAGCTCTTTGCTCGGAACACGTTTTCAAAAATCAATGAAATCTGGAGCTTACGAAGTAGTAAGCGATGAGTTCGACCAAAAAGTATTGATACAAGTGCAACAAGCCACTTCCGCTAAATTAGAGTCTTGGGTATGGAATGGCGCAACAGTCGCTACTAAAGCAGCAATTGCCACTTTAACTCCTGGAGCGGGCCAAGGGTCAATCACAGCAGCAGCGCAAACAAAAGTAGCGGCTATGCCTACTACTTTATTCGATTCAATTCCTGCAACTATGTTGTACAACGATTCTAACTCAAAAACTACGGCAGGTGCTGGTTTAGGAGATTATATTAAAGTAACAGGAACATCAATCACAACTTCCAATATAGTAGCCGAGTATGTGAAAATTTTCAACGCAATCCCTAACGAAATTATCGTTTTGACTGGAGATGATGCGCCAGTTATTTTTGCACCAAAATCGCACTACAAATTAATCAAAGCGGTTAATAGAGTACAGGGCGCAGCATTACAAGAAAACTTCGTTGGCAATTCATTTAATGATATGTCATTTAACGATGTAAAAATTGTTTTTGTTGATTTAGTTGATTTTGTTATTTGCGCTCAAAAAGATAATTTGAAGCTAGTAATGGATTTAATGTCTGATAGTTCACAATTGATAATTGAAAAAGAAGCTAACGCATCCACTCGAAGAATTTTGAAAATTATCAATGCCATGACTACATGGGTTGTTAAGCAAAAACGGAACGTTCTTTATAACGGATAGTATTAACAAGGGCGTGAAATATCGCCCTTATAAAAACAAAAATATATGGCTTGTGAAGTTTTAACAACAGGAAGAAACAAACCCTGTAAAAGCTCTATTTCAGGAATTAGAGCTATTAGTCTAGGTGTTTACGACCCTATGAATAGAATAGTTACTACTCCAGCTGGAGTGATAGCATTATCTTCAAAATTTGGGGCTGGTACTTTAGCGAGGTTTACCGTTAAAAATACTACTTCAAAATATTTAGAAAACGCCACAAAAGGAGCTGATACCAATGGTAAAAATATAAAAGGAACAGCTACATTTAATCTAGCTATTCCGCCCGATGTAGTGGAGCATATTGCTGTTACAAAAGTGGTAGATACCATAATGGATAGAGAGTGGGTGGTGTTTATTGAATATAAAGACGGTACAATTGTAGTTGCTGGGACTCAAAATGGCGCAGAATGTTTGCTTGCTGATGGAGATACAGGCGCAACAGCAAATGATTTGAACGGCTATATGTTAACTATAACTACGGACGAGTATGACTTTTCAAGAAAGTATGCTTTGAGTGGGGCAGGATTGACGGAATATGCAACGGCATTGATGGCGTAAAAATAAAACCCCTTATAAGGAGGGGTTTTTTATATTTTTTTTTATGAAAATATTATTTGAAAACAAGCTAATATTATCTTTTGTACCTAGAGAGATTCCTATTGAAAGTGAAATAAATGTTATTTTAAGAAATGAAATGACTAATGTTTTAATTGACGAAAAATACACTTATTCATTAGTAAGAGGAAAGGTTTTTTTAACAATAAACCCAAATTCTGACTTTACAGCTAAAAATAAATATGAAGTTGAAGTTAAAGAATTAGATAAAACAATATATAGGGGTAAAGTGATTTATCTCGAAGAGGGTACAGATATTCAAAATTACAACCAAAGAACACAAACAAATAAAATATATGCCTACACCGAATAAAAATAATATCATTTCTTTTCCAAGTGAGGTAAAAATGAGTAAATACTTGCCAGTTGACATTAAACCTATCCTGACAAAGAAATGGATAGAGAATGGTGTTAATAATTCAAACTTTAAAATATACGACGACGCATACGATGACAGCCCAACAAATTCAAGCATTATAAATGCTTTTGTAAACTATGTTTACGGAGAGGGATTAATCGATAAAAACGGAACTGACCTACATAAACATATAAGCAAAGAGGATGTTCTTTTAATTTGCTTAGACATGGTAAAATATGGAGGTTATTCTTTGCAAGCAGTATGGTTAGAAAAAAAAGTAATTGCTTTTGAAAGAATTGCTATAAATAAATTAGCTATAAATTACGAAATACCATCAATGAAAGTGGACGGTTATTGGTATTGCTTTGATTGGACAAAAAAAACTACCTTTAAACCTAAATTATATCCTAAATACACGGGAGAATTTAAAGAAAACGGCGTTGAGGCTTTATATATTAAGCGTCCTAGTAGCGAATCATTCTTTCCTATTCCTGCGTATTTATCAGGCATTCATTGGGCGCAAGTTGAAGGCGAACTGTCTAACACGGCTAAATGCTTTTTGGAAAATTCACGTAGTTTTTCAACGGTTATAAATGTAAATAACGGAGCAGAACCCGATGAGGAAATAGCAAAAGAAAAAGCTAAAAGAATCAAAGAAAAGGTAACAGGTTCTAGCAATGCAGGTGCGGTTTACGTGTCATTTAACGATGGTGCAGAAGATGCTATGGTTATAGACCAAATGCACCCACCAGAAATAAACCAGCAAAACGTATTTTTTACAGAAGAAGCTGAAAGGTCTATTATAAAAGCGCATTCCGCACCGCCTATTTTATTCTCAGGAAGTAATGGCGGGACAGGTTTCTCATCAAATGCCGATGAGAGAGAGGTCGCTTTGAGTGATTTATACAGAAGGCATATAAACCCAATTCGAGAAATGATACTTGACGGGCTTAAAATGATTTTTAAAAACATTGATAGTGAAATAATCCCTGATTTTAAAGATTTTAGAAGTGAAAAAGCTTTAGAAATACAGCCTTTAAATAATGAAACAGCACAGGCTCAAGCACAATTAAAAGGAAGTGTTGGAGGTGTTCAATCTTTATTAGAAGTACAAGCATCCTACTCTTTAGGAACAACAACATACGAAAGTGCAATTGCTATTTTAGATTTAATTTTCGGTTTCAATAGAGAACAAGCTATAAGATTACTAGGAAATCCTGATAAAATATGATACAACTACACGTTAACCCTTCAGAAATAACTCAAATAATAGGTTTTAATGGAAATATAGATGTAGATTCAATACTTCCAGCGGTTAATATTGCTCAAAATATTCATATTAAAAGAATATTAGGGGCTAAATTATACGATAAAATGCAAATAATGCCTTTAACTGGAGATTATTTAACTATTAGAAATGATTATTTAAAGTTTATTTTGGCTTTTTATTCCGCTAGTATTTATTTATCTTTGAATACTATTAAAACAACAAACAACGGTAGCTATAAAGTAGCAGGAGGCGAAGGAGACCAAAACACAACGCATTTAGATTTGAATCTTTTAAGTAAAAATTACGAATCTATTGCATTAAGTTATGAAAAAAGTTTTGTTGAATTTATGAAAACGGTTACTATTGTTGAATATGACAGCGCATCTAAACCATTAACAAGAATGATAAACCTGCACTAAAAATGGCAAAAATAATTCACAACATATCATTTCCTAATGATGGTTTAGGCGATACATTAAGAGAAGCATTTGATAATCAAAATCAAATGAACAGCGAGCTTTATAATGATAAAGTCGATAAATCTACAGGAAAAGATTTAAGTGAAAATGATTTTACCGATGCCGATAAATTAAAACTTGACGGAATCGAAGAAGGAGCGCAGGTAAATGTTATTCCTGATTTTTTGCAAAACGACCCAAATCAGCCAGACTTTATAAAAAACAAACCAATAATAGTAGATAATAGTAACGCTATTATATCGCAAACGGGTAGCTTACAAGTGGGTCAAGACATTACGTTTTACGCAGGTTGGAATTGGAAAATATACGGAATAAATTATACAAACACATCTGACGAGATATTAAACATTCCTTTAGCCAACACAGGTCTTGAAAGGATAGATTATATTGTCCCTACAATATATGGAAACTTCGCTAGAATAATAGGCGCAGAAGTAGCTTCAAATCCAGTAGCTCCCATTTTGCCTAATGGCGGAATTTACGCTACATTTATGCTAGTTACAGATTCCTTAGTCGGAGAAACACTTCCCTCTTTAATGAATCATTCTACATATAAAGGGAAATTTAACGCTACCACCAATGCGCTACCAACATTAATAAACGGAACAGGACAAAATGGGGATTACTTAGAAGTAGCTGTAGCAGGAACGACAGATTTTGGCGCGGGAGCTATAACCTTTCTTGTAGGTGATTGGATTCATTATAATGGTTTTACAGGGGAATATAACAAATGGATTTCAGCTTCTACTGGAGGTTCAGGAGTAGCAAGCGTAACAGCTGGTACTAACGTAACCGTAACGGGAACATCTACGAATCCAATTATAAATTCAGATATTACAAACGCAACAGAAACAGTTGCAGGAAAAGTAAGCGTAGGCTCTCAAACATTAGGAGGAAATAAAACTATTGTAGGAGAAAGCGCCACTACAGGTAATGTGTTTGAAGCACAAAATTTAGCACATGAGAAAATATTAGAAGTTCTGAATAAAAAAGAGGTTATAATTACTCAAAAGATAGTCAATGGTAACGATACTAATACGTGGTTACGATTTTTTGGCTATAATGGTGAAAACGCAAGGTTTGAAAGAGTAGCTACTTCTGGAACTGGTATCAAGTTTTTAGTTGGAGGAGTTTCGGTTTTTTACTGTGAAAATATAGGGAATTTCGTCTTTTCTAAAAATGTTTCTATGGGTAATAACACCTTATTTTTTAGCTCTCAAGCAGGAAATGATGTGTCATTACTTCAAGGCGCAATAAGAACAGGTGCGGTAGAAGCATCTACTCCATGTTTAAAA